GGCCTTTTTTTTTACTGGGAGCTAACCTCGACCTTCAAATTGAGCGTTCTAATATAGCGCAACGCCACGTCCAGCGATGTGGTACCCGCATGAGTTTTCCACCACCAATAAGAGCCATGTGACATATTGGCCTTAGCTGATAGTTGACGTTCGGAAAGACCCTGCTCAATTCGAGCGGCCTCAACCGCCTTCAGCAGATCGTCTGAACTTTCAATCTTCATCACTATTTTCCCACTTTGCGGCAGCGTAAGCCAATGCCGCGTAGCCAATGGTATCTGCGTAGTTATCCCGGTGGAACTTGCCCGTGCATTTGCGGGCCAGCTTCAACATGCAAAGCATCTCAGCGACATCAGACCCATTAAGATAGACAACATCGCCTGTTCTAACGTAGATGTATGAGCGCCAGAACTCAGCCAAAGCGTCGAGTGTTTCGATTGCATTGCCATGGGTACCAGCCCGGTCCTTTGTTACAAGCTGTTTCGCCTCATCCAAGATCCCGCCGAGTTCTTTAGCTAAATCTTCAGTCTTCATTTACCGTACCTCACACCTTCTTTACCTTCCGCTGCAAGCGGGAAATCCTTTGCCCAATCCGGCAACTGGCACATCAGCGCCACCATCTCTTCAATCGACCCCTGCCCGACTGGCACTTCGCTGATGACTTCGTCGTGGACAGAAGCGATGACAGGATAGCCATTTGTTTCAAGGCGCAGCATCGCGTCCGCGATTAGATCACGGCACAGCCCCTGCACAATATTCTCCGTCAGCTTTCCACCAAACGTCCGCTCACGGTTCCACTTCTTCGTCATGCTATTCACGGCGGAATACTCGACGCTCACCTTCTCGCCGTAAGGACCGGCATACGTGACCAGACGCGGATCACGGTAGAATAGTTTCCGGCCAGACGGCAGCTTGATAAGCAACCAATTCTTGTCCGCATAGAACGACACGGAGCGGTATGTTGTCTCACGCCCACGCTGCCCGATTGCGGCAATCGCCGCTTCGTCCAGCATTTTCCACAAGCGCGGGATCTTTGCATAATTGCTGCGATAGGCATTGACCGCACGGTAGGCCAACTCTTCGTCGATCTCCGTGCCCATCGCGGCGCACGACATGCGGAACTTCTGCGCGCCCATCGAATAGCCGCAGCCGAGAATGACGGTCTTGCCAAGGAAGCGTTCGAGACTGTCCTTGCCAATTTCTTCAGCCGGGACGTTGAAGATCACAGCCGCCATCTCTTCATAGACCTTGCCGCCCTTGGCGAAGAGGTCGATCAGGTCTTGCTGACCCGCGAGCCACGCCACGCCGCGTGCTTCGACTGCCGCATAGTCGGCCCACATGAGCCTGTGTTCCGGCGCTGCCATGATCGACCCACGCACCATGCGCGACAGGGTGGACAGCACTTTGTCCATCGACGCAGTCAGGTTCTTCCGGGACCAATCAAAATCCTTCACGGTGTCGCGCGGGAGGTTCTGCAACTGGACCCCAGCGCCGCTCCACCGCCCCGTGGAAGCACCGTGATACATGAGATTGCCACGCACGCGCCCGTCCTTCGACACCCGGTCGAGCATGGCTTGGAACTTCTTGACACTGCTCTTGCCTGCCAGCAGACGGATCTCCAGCACGCGCCGGACATCGTCTGGAATGGCTCCCGACTTCAAAAGGTTTTCCACAGCTTTTTTATTGAGGCTCTCGTCTTCGCCTTCTAGAACCCCAAAGCCCTTGGACAGCAGCCACTGCCGCAGCTTTCCGACGTTCGTCGCTGCCGTGACCGCGCCATCGGTGATCTCATTGAGTTCCTTGTTCAGCGCCTCTTGCGCCTCAGACGCGACCTGTACGGCGTAGGTGGCAAAATCCACGTCTATCGCCACGCCACGGTCGTTCATCTCTTCCGTCAGCAACCAGATGTCACGCTCTTCCGGGGTCAACTGCCGCAGGATCTTGTCGAGTTCGCGCTCGACCTCCACGTCGGTCGCGCAATACTGCGCCAGCCGTTTCATGCGGGCATCATCGTCCCACCATGTGATCTTGCCGTCTTCCGCAACAGAGCGCGGGCGGCACATGCGGAGCATGAGTGAGCGGCCTTCTGTGTCCTTCTGGACCTCTAGCCCCAACGCCATTGCAGCGCCTTCGAGAGAGCGGGGCAAAGCTTGGCGCGCTGCGCGGGCGGCGGTGTCATCCCATCGGTGTGGGGGCGGGACCGGCCACCCGTGTCGCGGGCCCATGATGTAGCGCATCATGGCTTTTTCAAAGCCTGCGTTGTGCGCGACGATGATGCAGTCATCGTCCGCAAGGGCGGCGCGTAAATCTTCTGGCAGTGCGACTGCGTCCGTGTGGAACCATGTCTGCACCGGGCCGTCATCGACGGCGTAGCAAGCGAGGATCACTTCCGTCTCTGGATCTTCTGCGTAGCGGTATGCGCCTGTGACGCGGAGATCGACTGTGCTGCGCGTTTCAAAGTCCAGATGTAATCTCATGCTTGCCTCTTAAATGATTGAGGGCGGCGACGGGACTGAAGCGCCGCCGCCCTCGGGGACAACTGGGGGAATTAGTTGTCCCAATCTCCTGCCGTGCCGATTTCAGCAGCGATCTCGTCGAAGTCATCCTTCGCGCGACCAGCGCCGCCACCGAACGGATTGTCGTGCTGGAGCAACTGAATGTTCTGGAGCGCGAAGCCCACGCCCTTCAGCACGTTGTCGTAAGCGTAGGCCCGTGCAGAGACACGCGCCCAACGGCCAGCATAAACCTCACGGGGGTCCGTGATTTCGTTCTTCATCGCATCCACGATGCCCGGCTGGTTCTTCGTCTTCAGAGCAACGAATTTCCAACCCGGCTCGTAACCAGCGAGATGTTCTTTCTCGCCAGCGTCACGGATGACCAGCTTCGGCCCGCGCAACGTCTTCGGCCACTTGCTCTTGTCGTTGCCCCACTTCTCTGCCGCCGCTGCGTTCAGAGCCTCGACCATCGGAGCAGTGTCGTAGTCCGGCGGGAGGAGGAGCGTGACCTGATACTTGTCGCCCGGCGTACCGTCTTGGTTTTTGGCCGGTTCGAACAAAGCCGGGAACGACATGCGACCGGGTCCAATGATAAGTTTCGTCATTGCTGTTTCACCTTTTCACTCTGCAAAATCATCAGACGCGGTAGAAGTTGCAGAATCCTTCTGCACGTCTCTGGAAAGATTGAACCCACTGCTTTCACTGACTGTGAGGTCAGCGAGATCAATCACTACACCCTGCTTCTTAGCAAGGCGCTCTGCCTGCGCGGGGGTGACAAGCTTCTCGTCGAGAAACCCATCTAGACCCTCCGACGCAAGGCGCTGCTTCACGATGCGTTCATCACGCCACTTCCGTTGTGCCCGCTTCGCCTCCAGCTTCCAGCCCGGAACGACAACGCCGTCCTCTAGTTGCTTGTGAGCCTTTTCACGGACCGCCTTCAGCCACGTTTCGATGACATCAGCTTCGTTCAGCACTTCCGCGATCATCGTACCCGTCATGTCTGCCGGATCTTTCAGATCGTCGAAATCGTCCTTGGCGAGCGTGTTGACGTGCGACTTCAACGTCGGACACGTCGCGCGAGCCAAACAGAATTTGCACCACGACCCTGCGGCGGTGGGCGCATTAGGTTGTGACGCTAAATAAGCAGCGTGGACTAGCTCCTTAGCCAATCCTTGCAACTCATCTAGCGTCACCTTGCGGCGCTTTACCCCGCCCAACCGGGGCTGCACCACGACTACTTCAATGTCAGTAAACTGTTCTGGATTGCCAGCAACGGTCAGCGCGCCAAGCGCATAGAAACCCAATTGCGGATTGATCTTGCCGCCGTAATCCACTTCGACAGCAACGCCACGACCGGCCTTGAGATCAAGCACGCGCAGGTGCGGCGGCGACACGATGACCGCATCCGCCGTACCAAAGAACTCAGGATGCTGTGGGAGTTTGAAGCGTTGCTCAACCAGCAGTGAACCGCCAAGTTCTTCATGCTCACGTTGGACCACGTCCACGTAAGCCTGTGCGACGGACAGTTGCTCGTCAGTAAATTCTTCAGTGTCGAAGAGCCGGGTTTGCCCGCGCAGCATGTCTTCTGACAATGCGTGGAGACGTGAGCCTTCCTCCGCAAATGCCGACGATACGTTCTCGATACCTTCAGAGAGGCTAATCGACCCCGGACACCGCATCCACCGATGCGCTCCGCTTGCTCCGAACCTGCTGTGCGCTGCCATCTTTTTCTCCGTCCACGATTTCACTGACTAACTTGGCTTTACGCACTAGCACCCTAGTCACATCTTCGTCAACTGACTTTTTCAATACACACAGGGAAGCGTGGACCATATTGGTTTGCCCGCCCCGATATGAGCGTGCAATCGCCTGTTCGTTGAGCGCGGGTGTCCACGCCGGTTCTGCGATGAACACTCTGTCTGCTACTTGTAGATTGAGCCCGGTGCCTGCGGCTTGGATTTGTCCGATGAAAACTTTGCACTTCGGATCTTGGTGGAAGGTTTTGAGCGCGGCTTCTCTTTGGGTTGGTGTCATTCCACCTTGATAAAGGACCGGCCCATTAAACCGCAGCGCGTCAAATATCTCCTGCCCGACAT